TGAGTTGGCAATTGCCACATCAATCCCAATGAGTGAATGGGAAACCGCCGAGCAGATTCTTACCGCTTTAGAGATATTGGAGCAACGCAATGGCAAGTGATGCAATCGCTTATGACAAAGCGGAGTTGCGTGGCATCATCAAAGCATTCGGAGCAATGAGTGATGAGGCGGTTGTCCAGGCGAAAAAAGAATCAAGCGGATTGGTTGAATACTTACAGCGGAAGATTATTGATGCCGCTAATGGATTATTCTCACGCAAAGTTGCATCCCCTATTGCCCAGGGTTCGCGTGTAAGTAAGTCATCAAAGATCGGTGAAATGAGTTTCGGATTCGCTTCACAAAAATTCAGCGGTGGCGGCACAACTCAGCAATTATGGGGCGGTTCAGAATTCGGATCAAATAAGTTTAAGCAGTTCCCAGTGTGGTCAGGCAAAGAGGGTCGCGGATCACGCGGCTGGTTTATTTACCCAACGCTTCGCAAAGAGCAGCCATACATCATTGATCAATGGGAAAAATCATTTGATCAGATCATCAAGGAGTGGTGATGGCAACAGGATCACGCACCCTTAAACTGTCCATCCTGGCGGATGTTGATCAGCTAAAAAAGTCACTCGCCCAGGGTGAAAAAGACACGCAATCATTTGGCGACAAAATGGAAGGCGTTGGAAAGAAAATTGGCGTGGCATTTGCAGTCGCTGCTGCTGCCGCTGCTGCCTACGCAGTCAAAATTGGCATTGATGGAGTAAAGGCTGCAATTGAGGATGAGGCAGCCCAGGTTAGATTGGCTGGTGCATTAAAGAGCGCAACGGGTGCAACAGATTCTCAAATTGCTGCGACTGAGCAATACATAACAAAGATGCAACTGGCAACAGGTGTGAGCGATATGGATTTGCGTGCATCAATGCAGCGGTTGTCCATCTCGACTAAAGATGTTAAAACATCTCAAGAATTATTGAATGTTGCAATGGACATTTCAAAAGGCACTGGAAAAGATTTGGGAACAGTTACCGAAGCATTGGCTAAAGCCTATGAAGGCAATGATACAAAACTGGCAAAACTGGGAATCGGTATTACTGCTGCTGATGCCAAAACTCTTTCATTCAAAGATGAGGTAGGCAAACTTTCAGATTTATGGGGCGGTTCAGCAGCTAGAAATGCAGAAACTTTTCAAGGTCGCATTGATCGATTAAAGCAAGGATTTGAGGAAGGCAAGGAAGCAATAGGCACTGCCCTGCTGCCAATCCTGGAGAAATTGATCGGATACATATTTGAATATGGCGTGCCAATATTTAACAAATTCAAGGATGCCTGGGATGTAATAGCTGAAGCAATAGACAAGAACAAAGAAAAATTCGCTGAGTTTATTGAATTGATGAAGGTATATGTGCTGCCAGTCTTGCAAACAGTTTTTGGTTTCTTGATTGATGTCGGAGCAAAAGTAGCGGCAGCAATCATCACTGCATTTGGCACGATCCTGGGAGCAATAACTCCTATTGTAAATTTCATTATAGATTCAATCAACTTAGTCATTCGTGGATTAAATTTAATAAATCCTAAATCAGATATTCCTTACCTTAACAAAATTGGTCAATCAGCAGCCTCAGCATCAGCCGATTATCGCGCTGGAGAGCGAGGTTCAACGAGTTCATCAACATCTCCAGCATCAGGATCATCAACAACTGGATCAGCCTCAGTGCCTTCAATCAGTTTGCCTAGTGGTGGCGGCACAACAACAAAAGTTCCAGTTTCGCAAGGACTTGATTATTCAAAACTGATCCTAATCCCTGGCACTGATTTGCTTGATTTATCAGCACCTCAGAATGCAGCCTCAGCAAGACTGCAAGCCCAGGCTGATGCCTATTTCAAAACTAACGCAGCAACTAACATGAAAACTTATGATCAATTCTTTAACAACACAATAAGTCTGACAGTCAATGGCGCAATTGACCCTGAAGGGGTTGCTCGCACAATCGTAGATAATCTCAATGACTCCTATTATCGAGGCACTGGTGGCGCAACTAACCTGGTGACTGCACCATGAGCAATTGGAATCCAGTTTGGCGGGTTAAAATAAATGGAGTTGATTACACAACTGCAATCCTTGCCAATTTAACGATCACCAGTGGTCGCACCAATATTTACACCCAGGCGCAAGCGGGATACATAAACATTGAATTGATTAACTTGGATCAATCCCCCATTTTAGCTGAGATCAATCAGTCGATAACAGTTGAATTGCAGGATTCAACCGCAACATTTGTACCGATATTTGGTGGCTCAATTGTTGATGTCGCAGTTTCAGTCACTGATGTTGGATCAGTTGCTTATTCACAAACCATCACAATCATTGCATTGGGTGCGCTTGCACGATTACCGAAAGCCTTAACCAATGGCGTTTTGGCTAAAGCCCATGATGGCACTCAAATATACAAAATTTTGCAAAGCGTGTTATTTGCTCAATGGAATAAAGTGCCAGCGGCATTGACATGGGCAACTGCTGATCCAGTCACCTGGTCAAACGCATTTAACACTGGATTGGGTGAGATTGATCAACCTGGTAATTATGAATTGGCACACCGCACATCAGATCGCACTGATGTTTATTCATTGGTTGCAGCCCTGGCAAACTCAGGATTGGGTTATTTATACGAAAACCCCCAGGGTCAAATTTCCTATGCTGATTCAACACACCGCACCAACTACCTGGCAACCAATGGTTATGTTGATTTAAGTGCCAATGAAGCATTGGCGAATTCATTAAAGATTCAAACCCGCGCAGGTGATGTGCGAAATAACATAACCATCAAATATGGTGCTTTATCAGCCAATGAGGTCAGCGCAACTGATCCTGAATCGATTGCTATCTACGGAGATTTGGCTCAGATATTTTCAACCACAATTTTCAGCGCATCTGATGCCTCAGATCAGGCAGATTTTTATTTGTCTATTCGCGCTTATCCCGAGCCAATGTTTAACTCAATCACTTATGAATTAACCAATTCTGAATTAAGTGATGGTGATCGGGATTCATTGATCAATATATTCATGGGGATGCCAGTATCAATTGCCGATCTGCCATTGAATATGAGCGCAGGTTCATTTCAGGGATTTGTTGAGGGTTGGACAATTAAAGCCGCATACAACCAGGTTACATTCTCACCAGTCATGTCGCCATTGGCTTATTCACTGCAAGCAATGCAATGGAATGATGTGCCGATTGTTGAAATATGGAATTCAATTTTGCCAACACTTACATGGGAAAACGCAACAATTGTTGCTTAGAAAAGGAGAAAATAAATGAGTAATCCAACCACGCCATTTGGCTGGCAGATGCCTACTGCCACCGATTTGGTGACTGATTTACCAGCTGACTTTGAGGTCTTTGGTCAAGCCGTTGCCACATCAATGGGTGATTTATTAGGTGGCACAACTGGTCAGGTGTTAGCGAAAGCATCAAATGCCGACATGGATTTTGTATGGTCTGCTGATGCAGCGGGCATGACAAATCCAATGACAACAACAGGTGACATGATTTATTCATCACCTGGATCAACACCAGTGCGCAGGGCAGTTGGATCAACTGGTCAAGGATTAACAGTTGTTGCTGGAATTCCTGCATGGGCTGCAAGTGCAACATCAACGCTTACAACAACAGGTGACATGCTTTATGCATCCGCTGCAAATACATTGGCACGCAGGGCAGTTGGATCAACAGGTGATGTTTTAACAGTTGCGGGCGGCGTGCCAACCTGGGCTGCCCCTGGTGCTGCTGGAGCAAACTGGTCATTATTAAATGCAGGTGGAACAGCATTAACTGGTGCGCAAACTATTACAGTTTCAGGAATATCTGGAAAAGATAAAATAATGGTGTTGATTTCAGATGCATCATCTGCAAGTGCAAATAGTGTTATTGCCGTTCAATTAAACACTGATACTGCTTCTAATTATTATTTTTATGGAACATTATCGGCATTTGGTGCTACTTATGCCCCTTCAAATTTTTCAAAATTAGCAAGTGGCGGCACTCAAATAGCGATTGGAAAAATGGCAGTTGGAGATGCTGGATCATTAGTCGCAGGATATTGTCTATTAACTGGTTGCAATTCAAGTGGAGCAAAAGTATTTAATTCTCTTGGTGGCGGATCTGCTGGATCATCTAATACTCAAAGATTTTATTCACTTGGTGGTTATTATGACAGTTCATCAACCATTTCAAGTATTTCAGTTTATTCAGATGCTGGAAATTTTGACAATGGCACAGTCTATGTTTATACAAGCGCATAAGGAGATCAAATGAAAAGAATTACAAAAGAGTTCAACGCTATTACAGGCGAGGAAACTATCACCGAGCGTGATGAAACTGCTGCTGAGAAAAAACAAAGAGAAACAAATGAAAAACAAAGCGCAGCAGAATTAGCCGAAGCCGAAGCAACTGCAATTGCAAAATCCGCATTGCTTGAACGCCTGGGAATGACTGCTGATGAGGCAAAACTATTACTCAGTTGATCAGTCAGAATGGCTGGAAAGCATCCATTGATCCAAAAGAAATAGACATTGCATCATTTGCAGTGCCTGGCACAAAGATCAAACTCAGGTGCGCCAAATCAGTTGCTCCCCTATTGGTGACATTTGCTGCTGAATTTGATTCACATGTTGAAAAGATTGATGAAGGCAAATTAGATGACTGGGGTTATTGCTTCAGGAATGTTCGCGGATCATCCGACAACCTGAGCAATCATTCCAGTGGCACTGCAATTGATTTGAATGCAACAAAGCATCCCCTGGGTCATGCTGGCACATTCTCACCAATGCAGATTGTTTTGATTCAGGCGTTATGCAAGAAATATGGATTGACCTGGGGTGGAGATTACAAAGGGCGCAAGGATGAAATGCATTTTGAGATTTCACTTAATCCAGCCAAATGTGCTGAGTTGATTGAAAAGTTAAAACTAGAGAAGGCGAGTTAATATGGATAAGGCAAAACTGATGGCAGCATCCTGGGGGCGTTCATTCGCAACCGCTGCCCTGACATGCTGGATGACTTATGAAGTTGTGAGTTGGAAAATATGTCTAAATGCTGGACTGGCTGCAACAA